TCTGAAAAGAATCTATTGATACAATTGGTTGATAGAGATATTATTAGTGCCGAAACCGTGATAGAAAGATTTGGGGAAATTCCTGAGATTGAAAGAATTAGAATTAGAAGAGAAGACAGGTCTAGAAATAGTGAATCCATGCCGCAGAAAGCAAGCCCATATCATAACCCGCAGCATCGCAATGACTTAGAGAAGATTGCTCTAACGAAAGACTTGATAGCGCCTCAAGACATGGGAATTGTCCCCTGTGAAGACTGTGGAGATCATCCTCTGACCACCCCCAAAGATAGACGAAGCGACGAACAGATAGAAGAAAAGAAGGAAGAAGTGAAAGATAAGCAAGACGAGCGAGATCAAGAAAAATTTGATAAGCAAAAAGGCCCGGAGATTCAGCAACAGAAAGAGTTTGAGCCGCAAGGCAGTCCCGAAGATGGTAGGCCAAAGCTCGCAAGAGATAAGAAGAAGCGCAAGCAAAAAGAAGTGAAGCCCAGAGAAACGGTCAAATCAAACTTTATCAATCTTATGCTGTGGGCAAACGAGTCTCAAAAAACTATAGCAGATATTGTGCATCCGGGGCTGTTGAGTCATTACAATAAAAAGAATTTGCGTGGCCTTACTAAAAGTGAGATGAGCGAATTAGAATACATCAAGTTGTGTATATTATGTGACTTGGAACCGTATATTGAAATTGATGCAGATATGATCAATCAGATTTTAAAAAAGCAAACTGAAGTCGATCCCAACGTTTTGGAAATTGCAAGTGGGCTTGTGAAAGATTTTGTTGATGAGTCTGGAAGACAGCCGACGATAGATGAGAAGCGACAAATTAACGCTTCTGCATATTCTTCCCTTCACAGTACTTAGCATTTTTTGCATTTATTTTGATTTATGGTGTATAATTTTATGAGGTAAAACATGAACATTCCGATCTACAAGGCTGAAATAGAAGCTGGACTAGAGAATGCTATAAAGAGCAACGCTAGTGTAGCTTTTAATTCCCCTGTAAAAACATATATTCCAAGCAGAAAAGAAGAGGCGGGCATTAATAGGCTCTTGGCCTTTGACTCCCCCCCTGAAGATACTGTAGATCAAATAGATCTATATTATCTTAATTCTGTTTTGGTTTCTACTGGTTGGAATAAAAACGACGACGTGTTTGATACTGCTGAAACTTGGATGGCTAGAAAAAGCCCTGAAGATAAGCAGTTCAATTTTATGCACGATGAGACGGACATCATTGGACACATTACAGGAAACATAGTTGTAGATCAAAACGGTCGAAAATTATCTGATAGTACGAATACAGATGGTTTACCAGAAGCGTTTGATATTATTACCAGCGCCGTTCTTTACAACAGTTGGAGCGATCCAGCACTTAAGGCAAGAATGGACAAAATTATTGCGGAGATTGAAGAGGATAAATGGTTTGTTAGTATGGAAGCTTTATTTGCCGGATTTGATTATGCGGTAATTACTCCAAACGATGAACACAAAACAGTGGCGAGGACGCAGGAGTCTGCATTTTAACTAAACACCTTAGAGCATATGGAGGGAACGGAGAGTATGAAGGTCACAAGATAGGAAGATTACTCAGGAGTATTACTTTTGCAGGCAAAGGTTTGGTTAGCAATCCTGCCAATCCCAAAAGTGTAATTTTGAATGACACAAACGTTTTTCAAAGTGGTGAGACGTATTCGATTACAAGATCAAATTTAAACTTAAAGGAGATTACTGATATGTCAGATAATTTGTTTGAACAACAGATTTCGGAGCTTAAGGCTGATTTGGCTGATGCTAAATCTAGCCGAGACGCTTTAGAAAAGGAAGTTTCTGAAAGAAAGGATAAGGAGTTTCAGGCTAAGATTGAAGCTTTTGAAACTGCGATAAATGAAAAAGGCGATGCTATTAATGAGCTAACTGAGAGTCTTCAGTCTTCTGAAGCTAAGGTTGTCGAGTTGGAAGCATCTCTTGCGGAAAAGGAAGAGTCTCTTACTCAGGCTAGTGAGCAACTTGAAGCTTTTGAAGCTTCACAAAAACTCATGGCTCGTAAGACGCTGCTTCTTGAAGCTGGTGTAGAAGGTGACGAAGCAGAAGCAGCCATTGAAAAGTTTGCGGAAGCAAGCGATGAAATGTTTGCAGAAGTCGTTACTCTGTACGCCAAGAATGGCTTTCCATTTAAGAAGAAGGATGACAACGGAGACGACGAAGAGGATGACAAGAAGAAGAAGAAAGACAAAGAAGCTGACGCTCCTAGCCACTATGGTAAAAAGGGGCATAGTTCTGAGTCTAACGAAGTGGAAGCCGAAGCTGATGAGCAAGACGATGCTGAAGCAGAGGCCGCAACAGAAGTTTTAGAAGAAGTAGAGGAAGAAGTAGAGGCTTCTCTAGCTGATGCTGGTGATGATGCCGTTAATGCGGCTCGCACGAGTGCTAGTGAATGGCTTGAATCCTCGGTTCTTCGTTCCACTGCTAACTTGAAGTAGTTTTTTAATCAAGGAGAATAACAATGGCTTTAAAAGCTGATAGACACGAACTTGATGTCGATATTAGTTATTTCTACAATGCTGGAACTGCGACTCGCGGTGGCGTTGTGGTTCTCGACACCGTTGGCTCTGGTGCAGCAATGGATCAGGCCACGAACTTGGTCAAGTATAAGGTTGCCACAGCTAGCGATTTTGCCGTAGGCATTTTGCTTAATGACGTGGTTAATCTTGACCTGACTCGCCAGCATATTAACTGGCACAAGGATGAAGTCCAGAAGGGTGGCAAAGTTAGCCTCCTCAAGAAGGGTTACGTTGTAACTAGCAACATCACTGGCACGCCCACTAAGGGTGCTTTGGCCTGTGCTGATGACGCAACGACTGCTGGAAATATCGCTCTTTGTAGCGGATCAACAGTCGATCTTATAATTGGCCGTTTTATGTCCACCAAGGACGAAGATGGTTATGCAAAGGTCGAAGTTAATCTTCCTGCTGCTGCCGATCCAGATGGCGGTGCTGGTTTAGTCTAAAAATTTAACCCTGAAAAGGAGACGTAAAATGAGTAGAATGACTCGACCTGATGATCATTTTATTGATCTTATCAAGCGCTCCGGTAGCGCTGATAAAACTGAAGCTCTGAATGCGCAGCATGAATTAGCCATCGCTATTGAAACCCCCCTTCGTAAGGGTGTTTTGATTGGTGATGTTCTAGACGGCATTTTTGAGCGACTTCCGATGGAACCGGGAACTGCGGTAGAATTTCCTCTGGATCTTCTGTCCCCCGGTCAAGAAAACGAGCATGTGGCCTATACTAACCCCGGCCACGGTCGTATTCCAGAACGAGCAGTCGAAGGCGACTATGTGAGCGTTCCGACGTACACAGTTGCTTCCTCGATTGACTATTTGCTGCGATATGCCCGTGAAGCTAGGTGGGATGTGGTTGGTCGCGCCATGCAAGTTTTAGAAGCTGGTTTCGTAAAGAAGATGAACGATGATGGCTGGCATACGCTTTTGGCGGCTGGCGTTGATCGTAACATCTTGGTTTATGATGGGGATGCAGCCGATGGGCAGTTTACCAAGCGACTTGTGTCGCTAATGAAGACCGTTATGCGTCGTAATGCTGGTGGTAATACTGGTTCGTTGGCTCGTGGTCGTCTGACTGATGTATATCTTAGCCCGGAAGCTCTTGAAGACATCCGCAACTGGGGTATTGATCAGGTAGATGAAGTGACTCGTCGTGAGATTTATCAATCTAGCGATGATGGTGCCGCTATTACCCGTGTCTTTGGTGTAAACCTGCATGACATGGACGAGCTTGGTGAAAATCAAGAATATCAAAAATTCTACACCAATCAGTTGAGCGCTTCCCTTCAGGGCAGCGATCCTGAACTGATTGTAGGTCTTGACATGTCGGCCAATGATAGTTTTATCATGCCGATTAAGCAAGATGTGCAGGTTTTTGAAGATGATGCACTTCACCGTCAACAGAGAGCCGGTTTCTATGGCTGGGCTGAAATTGGATTTGCTGTTCTAGACAACAGAAGAATCCTTCTTGGCTCATTCTAACTGCTGGTGCTTCATACCACAAAAGACCGCCCTCAAGTTTTTGGGGGCGGTTTTTTTTATATGGTGTATAATACTATGTCACAATCACATTGTAATGCAATTGAATAAAAATGACCAAAAGAACACATACAGCCCTTACATCGCATATAGCCTCTATATTACCAGACAACGTAAGTGGGGCAATTAGCCCAGAGGATATTAGAGAGTCTTTTGGCGATTCTCATGACTCTATGGTATTTTGGGACAATTCAGTTCCTTCAAGCGTAACTGATACATGTGCTACGGGAGAAATGAAATTTGGAAGCGTTACAGTAGAAGAAACAACTATATATCATTTATATGTTTGTGTAGATACCGATACGTGGCGCAGAACGGAAATAACTTCTTTTTAACTGGAGATAAAATATGGCAGCGCTATCTGACTATCTCGAAGACGCTTTGATTAATCACGTCTTAAGAAATACCGCATACACCACTCCCGGCACTAGCATATACGTGGGCTTGGTTAAGTTTTATGAATCAACTAAATTAGAGGCAGGCACTCTTACACAAGAGGCAAGCTCTGGGGCTTATGCTAGAGTTCAAGTAACTGCATGGGACGACCCTTCTGGTGGCGGCGCAACCGAAAATACTAGCGCCGTTACATTCCCAACCGCTACAGCAGATTGGGGAATGGTTTCTGGAGTATTTGTTGCTGATGCTTCTTCGGGTGGCAATGTACTGC